AAGTATGATTATTCAATAACTAACTTCCAGAGACTATTTGGGAAGGTATCTATAATTTGTAAAGTTCATGGTGTTTTTGAGCAAAGGGCTGATCGACATATGCGTGGAATGGTTTGCTCAAAATGTTCAACCAAGGCGAAGTTAACAAAAGAAGACTTTGTTAGAAAAAGCAGGGAGAAGCATGGTGATAGATATGATTACACTGAAACTGTATATGTGAAGTCTACTTTAAAAGTAAAAATTAAGTGCTACAAACATGGTTTCTTTGAACAAAGAGCTAGCGCGCATCTTTTAGGTCAGGGATGTCCAAATTGCTTCTTAAGCCCTTTAAGCAAGACACAGTATCAAAAATTGTGTAGTGAAAAATATCATGGCAATTCCAGTATTTATCTTGTTCGTTGTTTTAGAGAAAAAGAATCGTTTATAAAGATCGGTATTTGTGCAACAACTGTTGAGCAGCGCTTTTTAACTATTTCCAAGATGCCGTACAAGTATGAGCTTATAAAGCAAATTGAAGGAAGGGCTTCCAGAATCTGGGATATGGAAAAGAAGATTCACAAGTTCTTATCAAAATTTAAATATTCTCCAAAAATTGGTTTTGCTGGAATGGGCGAATGCTATAGAGATGATGATTTAGTTCATGAAAAGTTTGAAGAAGTGTTGACTCGTTTAAACGCGTAGGGTAAATTATGTGATAGAGTGGCAGAGTTACAAGCATATGTCACTTGTCATTTAAAAGCTCACTTAATCGTGGGCTTTTTTGTTGTCTATAAAAAGACAATTACCCTGCTGGAGTGCTGACCAGTGGAACATGCCTTCGAGTAAACCTCCTTCGGGAATTCAGACTAGGGAGTAGCGCCCCGACCTAAAGAGGATTGAAAGCAAGTAAAGCAGACCGTGCATGTTAGGTGTGTGTGATTGTGAGTAGCGGTAGATCAGTTGCCGAGCTGGTCAATATCGTAATCTAAGGCAAGGGTGTGGCAATTCGCCATGCCCTTTTTTAATGCGTCATTAGCTCAACTGGTAGAGCATCGGTCTCCAAAATCGGTGGTGTGGGTTCGAGTCCTACATGGCGTGCCAATGGGTCTTAAGCTTAAGTGGTATAAGCGTCCCGCTCATAACGGGGAGATAATCAGTTCGAATCTGATCGGGCCCACCAAAATTCAGGAGATCCGCATGCTCCAGTTCCTAAAGCGCCTATTCTGCTTTCATCACTACGATTATGAGTCTGATATTTTCGTTCAGGTTGAGTGTCGTAAGTGTGGAAAGCGTCGAGACAATTACGCGAATTAGCCGAACGTATTACGGCAAACAAAGCCCCTCGCATTCTGGATGTTGAGGGGCTTTCTTTTTTGGGGTGAACATGGACACAATCGAAGCGAAGAAGAATTTAGAAATCTATAAACGTAATCTTAGCCGGTTAGAAAACTATAACCATTTATTCAGCAGTCATACGTTTAAGACTGAATGTCAGCGTGAAGTAAATACTCTCAGAACTAGAATAGAGAACCTAGAAAATGCGTTCGACAAAGAGGCTAAACGAAATAAGAGCGCTACCCTGCGTTAGATGCGGCTATCCTCATTCGCAAGCGGCTCATTCGAACAGTATGAAGCATGGTAAGTGTAGATCGAAAAAGGCTAGTGACGAGTTTACAGTGCCGTTATGCCATAAATGTCATTTCCTATTCGATACCTTTCAATTGGGTAATCGGGCAGAGAGTGAAGCAATGTTTGATCGGTGGTTAGAAAAAACAGAGCGGATGCTTTGTTTTAATGCAGGGCATGATGAAGTATTTTGATATAGTGATGATTCATTAATCAATTAAGGCTATGAAAATGGGTGTAGAACCTTTTAAAAATTTCTCAGCAGATGAAGTGATAGGCCAAATTAATTGTGGTTTGGATAGTATTAGCAATCCTTTCACTATCGAAGAGCCAGCTAACTTGTTTGAGAAGAATGTTCAAACTAATGTGCTCAAGCATTTTGAAGGTTCAAATATAAAAGTAGAGATCGACCGGAAAGATGGTTATCTAATCATTACAGCAGAAAGAGTTTTAATTTAAGCCACCCACGGGTGGTTTTTTATTGCGAGGTCAAAATGGAACCACGATTCGTCATCAAAAACCATTCTGACATCAACTATGTAATTGGGTATCTCAATACTAATCATGCAAAGGCAGCGAGTGAAGGGAAGCCTTTAGTCGTATTGATTGCACCACAAGAGAAAGACCGGACAAAGGCTCAAAACCGCTTGTACTGGATGTGGCTTAATCAATGGGCTAAACGTCAAGGTACAGATAAAGACTATGAGCATCTGTTCTTCAAGAAGAACTTCTTAGCAAAAATCTATGACCGTGATGACGTTGGCCAATATAAGAAAACATTCAAGGCTGTTAGAGAGCTGAAGGATTCTAAACATCCACTCTACCAAGATGTGGCAAATGGCCTTTGTGAGTTAATGAGCACGACAGACGCAAGTACAGCTCAATTCACTGAATACCTAAACGACATTCATACATTCTGCAACAAACAAGGGTGTTATTTGGAAACGCCTGATGATCTTAAATTCGCATTAGAACAATAGGAATTAAATATGGCAGCTCCAATCGGTAATAGATTCTGGGAGCAGCGCAGCTCTCACGGTCGCAAACCGATCTTCGAAGATCCAGAACAACTATGGGAAGCTGCCTGTGAATACTTTGAATGGGTTACAGATAACCCACTAGAAGAGGCAAAGGCATTTGCATATGAGGGCATTGTAACAGTTGAAGAGTTGCCTAAGATGCGAGCTATGACGATTCAAGGTCTGTGCTTCTTTTTGGATATCTCCGATGAGACTTGGGCTACTTACTGCTCTAAAGAAGGTTTTGTTGGAATCTGTAGCGATATCAAACGGGTTATCTTCACTCAAAAGTTTGAAGGTGCAAGTGCTGGTTTACTTAATGCTTCAATTGTTGCACGTGAGCTTGGCTTAGCTGACAAACAAGAGAATAAGCTAACACTTGAAGTTCAATCGTTATCCGAATTGATGGATGAAATAGGGAAGGATGCGTAACTATAAGGAGTAGCCATGCTGAATCCTGAGCATAAAGCGAAACTTAAAGACCAGTTGTGGCGCTTAAATAATCTTTACTACATTACCAATAAAGAAGGAAAGCAAGTTAAGTTCAAGATGACACTTGAACAGCTTGAATACTTTGAAAATGAGTGGACACGTAACATCATCTTAAAGGCACGCCAGTTAGGTTTTACTACTGAGATGTGCATGATTCAGTTAGATGCTGCATTGTTCATGTCAGATAAGTGTGCATTGATTGCCCACACGTTACACGATGCTAAACGCCTGTTCCGTGAAAAGGTTAAGTATGCTTATGATCGCTTGCCACACCTTATCAAAGCAGCCAATCCTTTAGAGATTCAAACTAAAGATGAGCTTGTTTTTAGCAAAGGTGGCTCAATTACCGTTTCAACTTCATTTCGTGGTGGAACATTAGACCGATTACATGTGTCTGAGTTCGGTAAGATTTGTGCGAAGTTTCCAGATAAGGCCCGTGAGATTGTTACAGGTGCATTTGAGGCAGTTAGCCTTAAAGGTCGCATCACACTTGAAAGTACGGCTGAAGGTAAAAGTGGTTACTTCTATGAATTCTGCCAATTAGCTGAAAAGTTATTACTACTCAACAAAAAACTAAGTCCACTTGATTGGAAATTCTTTTTCTTCTCCTGGTGGAAGAATGCTGATTATGAAATTGAACCAACTGAAGAACTCCCACAGCGCCTAGTTCAATACTTTGAAGAACTGGAAGTTAAGCACAAGATTAAAACAACGCCAAAGCAAAGAGCTTGGTATCACTCAAAAGAGAAAACTCTTGGCGAGGATATGAAGCGGGAATATCCAAGTATTCCTAGTGAAGCTTTTGCTCAGTCTGTTGAAGGTGCTTACTACAAGAACCAATTTAAATTCTTGTATGCCAATAAACGCATTGGTGTATTGCCTTCTAATGATCATTTACCTGTTATGACCTTCTGGGACTTAGGTGTCTCAGACTCAATGGTGATCTGGTTTATCCGGAAGTTATCAGATACTTGCTACCAAGTTATCGATTACTACGAAAACTCAGGCGAAGGTATGCGGCACTATTTCAAAGTGCTTAAAGAAAAAGGCTACAAGTACAGCAAGCATTATGCTCCGCACGACATTAAAAACCGCTCTCTTATGAATGATGGTAAGTCTCGTCTTGACATTGCCAAAGAGGGCTATGTGCTCGATGACGGGGAGAAGTACTCAGTCAATTTCGAAGTGGTGCCAAGTATCACCGTAATGGATGGTATCGAGCAGGTCCGTGAGATTCTGCCTTTATGCGAATTTGATGAATACAAATGTGCTGAGGGCATTACTCATCTTGAGAACTATCGAAAAGAGTGGAATGACAAACTTGGATGTTGGAAGGACAACCCACTTCATGACATTCACTCTCATGGTGCAGATGGGTTCCGTATGTTTGCTGTCGCTATGGGTAAAAAGGTAGTTGCAAAAACACTAGATATAGGAATGGTTTACTAATGCCAGTTAATACTGAACATCAAGCTTATGCAGACATGAAAAAGCGTTGGAAAACTATCGACGATGTCTGTGATGGTTCTGCCACGGTTAAGAAGCGTGGCGAACTTTATTTACCAAAACCCAATGTATCGTCTGATTTAACGCAGAATGATCAATATTATTTGGCTTACTTAACCCGTGCTGTGTTTTATGAGATTTCTAAGGACACATTAAACAAGATGGTCGGCGTGGTATTTGCAGAGGATCCAACATTCGAACCAGATGGAATGGATTTTCTTAAATACGATACAGATGGTACGGGTAAGTCAATTTATCAAGTTGCTCAATCTGCGTTGCAAGGTCAGCTTAAACATGCACGTGGTGGTTTATTTGTTGATTATCCAACTACTGACGGCAATGTGTCTGTGCAGCAGGCAGAGAGCTTAGGCATTCGGCCAACGATCGTTTTTTATGAATCGTTGAGTATTATCAATTGGAGTCTAAAGCGAGTTGGTTCGGTCTATAAGCCTGAACTTATTGTCTTGCATGAGAAGACTACGGAAAAGGATCCAGAAGACGAATTCTCTAAGAAAGAAATCAATATCTACCGTGTACTTCGCCTTGATGAAAACAATGAATACTATGTACAGATTTATACTGATCAATCAGGTGAGTTAAAAGGTGGGGATGCCTTCTATCCAACGAATTCATTAGGCCAAAGATGGAATGAAATTCCTTTTATTCCTTTGGGGTCTTTGGCTAATGATTGGAATATTGATCCTATCCCGTTAGAGCCAATCGTCACGATGAACCTAGCCCATTATCAGAACAGCGCAAGCTATGAAGAGATGGTATTTATCTGTGGACAAGCTCAACCAGTTATTAATGAACTTGATGAAGGTTGGCGCGACTGGTTACAGAAAAATGGAGTGCGTTTGGGTTCCAAGAATCCTTTAATGCTTCCGAAAGGCTCATCATTTGATTACAAGCAAGTAACTGAAAGCACCCTAGCGAAACAGGCTATGGACGCTAAAGAAAAGTACATGCAGGCGATGGGTGCCAAAATTCTTGAGACTGAACAAGTCAATAAGACTGCTACCCAATCAAATAATGAAAAGCTCGCTCAGTACAGTGTTCTTTCTTTGTGTGTGGCGAATACCAATGAGGCGATGGAATACGCGCTTAAATGGTGTGCTGCATACTACGGAAGTGGATCTAAAGCGAAACTCACAATTAAACAAGATTTCGCCAAAGGCAAGATTGACCTTGATACGCTTAAGTTCTATTGGGAAATGGTGCTTGCAAATCGCATGAGTATGGAAACATTCCATGAGATTCTAACTACAGGAAAAGTTCCTGAAATTAGTTTTGAAGATGAGCAATTGCGTATCGAAAAAGGAATCGTCAACGCCCCAATGATCGGATATGTTCCAGGAGTGACAAATGAACAGCCAGTTGTCACAACAGGCGCTACTTGATGCTCTAGTATCACATCAAGCTTATCTTTACCGACTGTCTTCAACTGAAATCAATAATCTCTTAACGCAATTCGATTCTCTCTCGAATGAGATGATCTCGAAGTTAAGAGACTTGTTGGATGACTTGAGCGATGCTGAAAAGACAGCATTAATGTCAGGACAATACACAACGCCTGCTTTGAAAGAAGTTAGGACATTAGTTCAGACTTGGCAGGCAAGTGTAGCGTCAGGATTGCTTGAGAGCTTCACTGTAAGCGCTACTGCATTGGCGGTATACGAAGCTACATATCAAGCTAAAACTCTCGCTGAGAAGGCAATAGAGCCAAATGGCAAGACATTGCTTAGTAAAGCAAAGAAGGTGCCATTAAGTGGCGGTGTTTTACTTGATTCTATCTTTGCTCGAATTGCTGATGATACTCGTCAACGGGTTGAACAGGTCATTCGGGATGGGCTATCAAAAGATCAGACTAATCAGCAGATCATCCAGCGAATTAAGGGTAGGAAAGCTCTCAATTATCAGGATGGTTTATTAGATCAAAGTAGATCACAGATTGCGACAATGGTCCGCACTGCTCGAAGTCATGTATCTAATGTTGCATTAAATGAAACATACACCGCCATTGGCGTTGAGTACGTGAAGTTCATAGCAACATTGGATAGCCGTACCTCTAAAATCTGTATGGGCTATTCGGATAAGGTCTACAAGAAAGATGAGCCGCATCCAGTTCCACCATTACACCCTAACTGCCGATCTATTCTAATTCCCGTTACTGATGAGCAGGGTAAAACCATTGGCAAGCGACCTTTCAGCAACAAGGTGAATGGAGAAGGTGAGATAGGCGTGGTTGATTCAAATACAACTTTCAAAGGTTGGTTTGATAAACAAGATGCATCTTTTCAAAAGTCTTGGCTTGGTCCATCACGATACAAACTATTCAAAGAGGGGAAATACTCATTGGATAAGTTTGTAGATCCTTTAACAGGTCAGCCATTCACACTTGCTGAACTCAAAAAGCTTGATGAAGAAATGTTTAAGAGGTCGGGATTATGAAAGTAATTAGTCGAGGTGTGCCGCCCGAGTTGCAGACCTATAGAGACTCATGTGGCAAGTGTTATTCAGTTATCGAATTTCAAAAGAATGAGTTGCGAGTCATGAGCGATAGAAACGAAACTATCTATGTGTTGAATTGCCCTGTATGTCGTAACGATATTTGGATTGCATCTCAAGCATTAAAGCCAGTTATTTATAGAAATATGTAAAACAACTTAATTCAAACCTTAGCAGCTTCGGCTGCTTTTTTATTGCCCGCAGTTTGTGACTGCAAAACCGCTCAGGGAGCAAAACATGAAATACAAACTCGATAGCCTAGAGGGCTTATCTGATGAAATGAAAGCGCTTTACGAAGAAAAAGATGGCGCATTTTATTTAAAAGTTGAAGGTCTGCCGCAGCAAGATAATTCAGAACTGGATGGGCTGAAGAAGAAAGTTGAAGAGCTTCTTGGTGAAAAAAAATCTGCTCAACAAAAACAACGTGAAGCAGAAGAAAAAGCCCAAAAAGAAGCTGAAGAAGCGGCCCGTAAAAAAGGTGACATTGCTGCAATAGAAGCCTCTTGGAAAGCCAAGCTTGAACAGGCAGAAGCTAAACATGCTGAAGCAACCAAAGCATTGCAAGACCAAGTCTACAAATTAACTGTCGGGCAAACAGCACAATCATTAGCAAGTGAGCTTTCTATCAAAGGCTCGGAGGCAGTATTGCTTCCACACATTACAAACCGTCTTCAAGTCGAAACGGATGAAAACGGTGAGGTCAAAGTACGTGTACTAGATTCGCAGGGCAAACCTAGTGCTTTAAGCATTGATGACCTCAAAAAAGAGTTCCGCGGCAATGTGGCATTCAAGCCGCTAATTGTTGCTTCAAATGCGTCAGGAAGTGGGGCTTCTGGCGGTGGTTCAGGTGGTGGAGCTGCCAAGAAACCAAGTGAAATGACCACGCAAGAGCGTTTGGAATTCCAAAAGAATGACCCTCAAGGGTTCCAAGCAGCAGTAGCGAATGGTGACTTTAATAATTAATTATTGGGAGTAACTCCATGCCTTCTTTAGTAGAAGTATTTAATCGTGACGTAGTTTTATCTTATCTACGTCCAAATCCTGTGGCAGTTTCGCCACTCGTGCAGTCAGGTGCATTCGTATCTGATGATCGTTTACGTCCATTGTTAACAGGTGGTTCTTCAACATTTGTTGTTCCATATATTAACGGTGTGGATGGGAATGTAGAACAGAACTATGGCAACACTATTCTGACCGATATTGCAATGCCACGCACAATTGATGCTGGTGAAATGCAAGGACGTGTCGCATTCATGAACGAAGGCTTTGTTGAGTCAGTTCTTGCACAATATTTGACTAAAGTTAATTCTCTAGAACTTATTGGTGGAATGCTTAATAAATATTGGCAGCAAGCAGCAGAAAATCGTGCTTTAGCAACAGTTATTGGTCTACGTAATTATGACCAAGCAAACGGCAAGAAACTTACAACTGACATTTCAGCTTCAACAGCTACAGATGCTTCTCGTTGGTCAGTGGATGCCTACATTGATGCAGAAAGCACAATGAATTCAGCTTTGCGTGGCCGTGGTGTGATGTTTGTGCATTCACGAATTGCTGCAAAGATGCGTAAACAACAGCTTTTAGAACATGTAACCACCAGCGCAAACTTACCACCGATTACCGTTTATAACGGCCGTGCTGTTATTGAAACAGATACCAATACCCAAATTGGTACTGGTGCCAATGCGAAATTTATTACCATTCTGGCAGGTCCACGAGCATTTGCTTATGACTCTGTGCCAGGGCGCAAAGACTTAGCTGTTGAGGAAACGCAATCAACTGGTAATGGTGCTGGACACGAAATCCTATGGACTCGCCGAAATATGCTAATCCATCCGCAAGGGTTTAGTTTTATTGCGCCTGCAAATACTTTGACAGGTGGTACAGACCGTGAGTCTCTAAGTGCATCTTGGGCAGACTTGCAGAAAGCAGAAAACTGGCAACTTAAAACAGCAGTGGAAGGTACCTCAATTCGCTTCCTAATTACTAACCTTTAAGGAGAGCAGTCATGGCTGATAAGAAACCAGACTACAAATATCAATATCCAACTGACCGCCGATATGCTGATGATGCGACTGACAAATTAGCAGCAGGCACTATGTTTGACCCTGCCAAAACAGCGGGTGACTATGGCATTAAGGACCCAGAAGTAGCAGTTCCTGTGCCAAAAGCACCGCTGAATGGTGGTGCATAACTAAAGCAGGGCGGCTTTCGGGCCGTCCTTCTTAATTAGATTTTTAGGATTAAGCTATGAATTATGTAACAGTCGAAAGTGTGACTCAAAAGCTAGGGCCTAACTGGTGGGGAAATGGTGATCCGGTTATTGCTGTAATGCAGGCTAATGCGTGGCTTAATGCTAGAAATTTACCAGACTATCCAGAAGGTGAAGTGCCAGATGCGATTCTTACGGCTGGCGCTTACTTAGCAAAACTGGCAGCAGCAGGGCAACTCTACACAACTAAAGAAGGTGTAGTAGCATCCAAAACAGTCTCTGCACAGTCTGGCACGTCTGTAAGCAAGACGTATGTTGCAGGCAAAGAAGAGTCAGTCAGTGGCGATATGCAATTTATCCTTGATCTGCTTGAGCCATTCTTTAGCGAGAAGTATTACATCAACACATATGTCATTACGGAGTAGGTCATGGGAATGCGTGATGAGATCCAGCAAGAACTGGCAGCTGCTTTTGATGCTGAGGATGAGCTGGCAGACGCAGTAGCTACCTTCACTTGTACCCGCAAAAAACTAGTTAGTTCTAATCCCGCCACTGGTGAAGATACTTACACTGAATATGTATATGGCGGCAGAGGCGTCCTATTTGGCTCATATTTGAAAGATTTGGTCAAGCCTATAGATTACCGAGCAACAGACTCTAAAGCCGTGCTACTGCAAAATGAAGTGAAGGATTCAGCAGGAACTTTAGTTAAGCCAGATGTTAATGATATTTGGGTGATTGAAGGTGGCAATTATCGAGTTGTGAGTTATGGTCAGGATCCATCATCAAGTGTGTGGACCTGTCAGTTAAGGAGGGTGTGAAATGTTCCATAGTGTAGGTGATGGTAAAGGTAGACGTCGTATATATGTGAATGGCAATCTCATTAACCATGTTATATGGGCAAATGAGGAAAAAGGATTGATCTGCTATATGCCATATCCATTTAAAGTTAATAAGAAAAAAGATCGAGTTTATACGCGGCTTTTGCGTGGCAATGTGCGAGTGGAGATGATCAATGGGCTGGACAAGCAAACCGAGCGCCTTCATTAAGACTATTGAAGCAGACCTAACCAAAAAACAGAAAGATATTGTCATTGATGCATTGGGTGGAGTTGTATTAGCCAGTCCTGTAGATACAGGTGCTTTTAGAGCATCACATAGAGTCAGCATTAACCAGACTGACCAATCATTTAATGAAGCTGAGAAAGACAAAGGTGGCGGCTCAACCATTAGCAAGGGCACAAGCGCTTTATCTCGTCTAGTTCCTTACTCAACTGTCTACATCCAAACAAATGCGCCATACGCCACTGCTATTGAGTTTGGTCAATATCCAAATCCAGTCAAAAAAGGCTCCTACGACAAAAAGGCTAAAAGATACGTTATTAAAAGTATCAATGGGTTTTCACAACAAGCACCTCAAGGTGTCTACGGCTTAACCTTTAACTATATTGCTCAAAAATACGGTGGTTAAAATGGCAATGACTTTAGATCAAGCACGACAAGCCATAATCACTCGAGCAATGGCATTTACTGGAATAGCTCAAAGTCGGATTAAATATCCAAATAAAGATTTCACAGTACCAATTGATGGTCTTTGGTGTGACATTAATATTTTATGGGGACAGTCATTGATTGCTGGTATTGGAGATGAACCTTGTACACGCCGAACTGGGATTATCTCAATTAACTCCATGGCCCGCCTAAACACTCATGAAGTAGCTATCACACAACTTGCAGATGCTTGGCTAAGCCACTTTGAATATTTTCAGATCGGTCAGTTAGAAGTACTGCAAGGTCAAGTGCAGAACCTCGGGAGTAATGGGGACTTCATTCAGTACAACGTAACAATTGGTTATCGAGTAAATTGAAAATCTTTATATCTTGATCAGATTTTAAATCTAACCAAACAACGCCCTCAATTCGAGGGCTTTTTAATGCCCGAAAATTAAGGAGAACTTAGATGAGTTCTGGTGCACGTCAGCTAACACAAATCGCAAGAGAAACAACGGTAGGTGTAACACCGACACCGTTTGCTCGAACAACTTTTGAATTTACAGATAATGGTTTAGATGCCACAGTTTCTAAAGAAGAGTCAAAGTCTATCACTAGCGGGCGCATTGCTCGCTCTTCAATGATTACAGGCGCAGAATATGCTGGTGAATTAAAGTGTGAGGCAAAATATAGCCAACTTGTACAAGATCTGATGGCCGCAGCAGCTTTTAATAGTTGGTCCTCAAATGTCTTAACTTTTGGCGGCACACTTCGTCAAACTTTTTCTGTTTTACGTGGCTTTGAAGATGTTAATGACTACCATGTTTTCCGTGGATGTCATGTAAACACTTTTGGAATTGATATTCCTGAAGCTGGCTTAATTACAATGACTTTTGGCCTAATGGCTCTCGGTCGAACAAACTTTTCTTCAGCACCAGCTGGAACAATTACAGCTGCAGATAACAATCCCAAAATGTCGAATGTCTCTGTAGGTGACATTTTGATTGATGGAGTTTCTCAAGCAGGGATTTCATGCTTGACCGCTTTTACATTTAATTGGGATAACACCATGCAGCTACAACGCTGTTTAGGTGGAGGGATTGATGCACGTGCAATCCTTGAAATGCTTGCTGCAGGTACTGGCTCATTTACCGCAGCTTGGTCACGCAATACATCCGATATGTATGAAAAGCAATTCACTAACAAAACGATTTCATTAAAAGTTCCAATCACTGATACAGTTGGGAATAAATATGAAATTTTTATTCCTAAAGCTGAAATTACAGCTCCATTACCTAGTGGTGGTAATTCAGATCTTTTAAATGCTTCATTCGAATATAAAGTCGTAGAAGTAGCACCAACAATTACTCGTACACCAGCAGCAGTTCCTGCGCCTTAAATATTAATCTGATAGCAGCCTTAGGGCTGCTTTTTTTGGAGATATAACATGGCTCTTGAAGTCAATATTCAAAGAAATAAAGACGTCAGTTTGTGGCGCGAATACAAAGATACTGAAGGCAATGTACTTGCTGAGTTTAAGATCCGTGGTATTGGATATAAGCCTTATCAGGTGGCACTTGAACGAGCAAATAACCAGATCTCATCAAAAGGCTTTGACGTAGCAAAGGCAACAGCAGAAGATAAACTCTTTCATGAATTAGTTTTAGAAGCAGTTGCATGCCATTTAATTGAAGACTGGAAAGGTGTGGTTTTTGTTGAAGAAGGTCCTGAAGGTGAGCTGGTAAAAACAGAGCCTACTTTCAATGGCGAAAATGCATTTAAGTTGCTCAATATGGGCGATTTAGGTGTTTCTATTTGGTCTTTTATCCGCACTGAATCTGAAAAGATCCAAGCTGAAGCAAATCAATATCGAGATGATGTTGTGGGAAAGTCGTCAGCCTCTACGAGTGGACAAAGTTCGGCTCAGAAGAAGAAGCGAGCGACTACAGTAAAAAGCAAAGCGCAGTCGCAAAAGCTTTAAATCTCAACAACACTAAGGTTTTAACTAAACCTGACTATTCGTATGTAGCCAACGTCATACTATCCGCATATAACACGATTGCAAGATCTAGACGCTATGAACAAGGTGTTCCTCTGGCGCTAGATATTTCTGCAATTAATGCTTATGTTGAGCAATATGACTTGCCAGTGGAGCGATACATCTTCAATGACTGCATCTTTACACTTGACGATATGTTTTTGGATGAAGCGCATAAGAAGTCTAGTAAAAAATAACAGCCTTAAGTAATAGTGGTTTTTATTGCGCCTTTATTAACCAGTTTGTTAAATTACCCCTAAACGTAGGGGTATTTCATGAAAAAGATTATTTTGTTGAGTTTGGTTCTAGGTTTGGGAGGCTGTAAAGAAGCCAGCACTGGTTTGGATAAAAAAGTACTTAATACAACTTATGAAAAGTGTACTGATTACCTAACTAATTCCTTAAAAAGCCCATCCAGCCTTAAGATTGGAGAGGCAAATATCTCTACAGTCATTCCACCAGCTGAGGATATTACTAATGTATTTGGTGATCTCATTACTAAAGATGGAATAGTAAAAGACAGTATCAAGGAAGAGAAAGCTAGGTTTCGAGAATTAACAGTTGATATCGATTATGAAGCACATAATTCATATGGGGCTTCCATAAGAGGATATTATCAATGTAGTTTTATGTATAGACTGAATAAGGGTGAAACAAGCCCTGAGCCACTGAATACTTATCTATACAAGTTGAAAAGTGATGGTGAAGATATTGGTTTGGCTGCACATATTCCTCTTGCTGAGTTTCAAGGTTCAAACTTTTATTTAAATAAAGTTATTAAAAGAGTTGTTGGTGCTAAAGATAGTCCATTCAATGAAATTGATAACAAGCGCTATAAAGAAATCGAAACAGTCTATAGAAATCAAAAGCACGAAAGAGAAGCTGAGAAGTTGCGTGAAAGTTGGGATGAATCTATGCCTAGTGTAGAGGTGGCAGCAGCAGCTGCCGCGGCTGATATTGCAGCCGTAGCTGATGAATCTGATAGATAGTTAAGTTTAGTTACTAACCCACTCATTGAGTGGGTTTTTTATTGCCTAGAGGAAAGTAAGATGGCACAAGAATCACGTCTCGTCATTGTAATTGATGCAAAAAATGCAGAGCGTAATGCGCGTAATCTAGGCAATGAATTGGACAGTATTGAGCGTAAAGGCGACTTTGCAAGTAAATCAATGGATAGTTTGTCTGTGGCAACGCGCCAACTTGCTGGCTACATGGCTGGATTGGTGACTGTAAGTGCCGCCATTTCTAAGATGGACACTTACACTGGTCTTCAAAACCGTCTCAAATTAGTAACTAACAACCAAGTTGAGTTAAACAAGGCAACAGAAGATACCTTCCGAATTGCTCAAAAAACCTATTCAGCATGGGATTCTGTTCTACAGGTCTACCAGCGTTTTAGTGATAATGCCAAAACTTTAAACCTCACAATGGATGACACTGCTCGACTAACTGAAACAGTATCAAAAGCTGTAGCAATAAGTGGTGCAAGTGCAGCAGCAGCAGATGCAGCTTTAGTTCAGTTTGGGCAGGCATTAGCAAGTGGAACATTGCGCGGTGAAGAGCTTAACTCTGTAATGGAGCAAACCCCAGCATTAGCAAAAGCAATTGCTCAAGGTATGGGTATAACTGTTGGAGAGTTACGCACAGTAGCAGCGGAAGGGAAAATTACTTCCCAAGAAATCGTTAAGGCCTTAAAGAATGTTCAAGCAGATGTAGATGCCTTATTTGCTAAAACAGACATCACTATTAGCCAATCGCTAACGCTGCTTAACAATGAAATTACTAAGTTTGTTGGCGAGTCTGGAAAGGGATCTGGCGCAGCTCAAGTCCTTGCGGGCACAATTCAGACTTTAGCTGGAAATTTAGATGTACTGACCTCCGCAATGATGGTTGGAGGCGCATACTGGCTTGGAACCTACATTCCAGCAATCTATGCCTCTGGTGTTGCTGTAGCTGCAAAAACGAAGGAATTAGCGGTTCAAACCGTAACGCAGTATGCTGCAATTCAGGCCGAGCGCGCTGCTGCTGCTCAACAAGTAATTAGCACTCAAGCCGCTGTTGCAAATACTCAAGCAACTTTAGCTGCTATTGCGGCTGAGAAAGCTCTAGAAGTACAGCGCCTTAAATCTCAAATTACTGAAAAAGGCAGAACAGCGACATTAACTCGTATGGCTGAGCTTAAGAAGATTGAGGCTCAAGTCACAAGAGAATTGGCTGTAGCTGAGGAGGCTCTGGCAGTAGCTCAATCGAGATCAGCTGCTGCGGGCGCTGCTACTGTAGGAATTGGTTCACGCCTTTTAGGTTTACTTGGTGGTCCAGTTGGTATTGGTATTACAGTTGCAAGTCTGGCTGCTGGATATCTTTTGATGCGTGACAACACAGCGGAAGCTAATAAAAAACTTGAAGAACAGGCTCGAGTTGCGGAAAAGACAGACGAAGCATTAAAGAAATTAGCTGGCAATGATAAAACAAAGGCAGTTGATGATCTAACGGCAGCATTCAATGCCCAAAATGAAGCATTAGAGAAATCGTCACGTTCTGTTGCATCTGCATTAATTGATATCGAAAACTATGCTCGTGGCAATTGGGAAGTTGAAAAAATTTCTCAAGAGGCTCGTAAAGGAACTATCAGCTATACAGAAGCCATTGAGCGCTTAAATAAAATTAAGTTACCTACAGATCTATATGAAAACCTTAAAAAGCAAGCCGCGCAGTATGATGAGAACTCGTCAAAAGCGAATTTATCTGCGGAGAAACTGAAATTATTTACTGTTAATGTACAGCTTGCTGGCAACCAAGCACAAAATGCTGCTGTTCAAGTAAAGGGAAATACTGATGAGTTAAATAGCAATGCGAATGCAGCAGATAAAGCTGCAAAAGCACAGAAAGGGTATTTTGATAGTCTCCGTACTGAAGTTCTTAACTCTAATGAAGAGTTGGCGTTATTAAATCTTGGCTACAGTGAAGAAACTGTTAAAAAGATTATTGAACTTCAAAAGGCAAAACAAGCCGTTGCTCCTCCAGGTACTACTGCAATTGTAACTAAAGAGGAGATGGATTTAGTTGCACAAGCTCAAAAGGCCCTCGATGTACTGAAAGACAAAAAGGATGAGCTAACTGCTGCTGAGCGAAAACATACGAGTGAACTCGAGAAACAACAAAAAGTACTCAGTGTTAGTGCAAAAGTTCAAGCAAATGCAGCTAAGTACAATTTTTCTAGTATTGAGTCGAAGTACAACTTGCCAGCTGGCACCTTATCTGCAATTCATGCAATTGAAACTGGTAACAGTGGGCGAACTGATCTAGTCAATAGAAGTACTGGTGCAACAGGTGGATTCCAATTCCTTGAAGGTACTGCCAAACAATATGGTGTAAAAGATCGTTATGACTTAGCTCAGTCTGCTGAAGGTGCCGGCAAGTACATGTCTTACCTTTTAAAACTTTTCAAAGGAGATTTAGAAAAAGCTGTACGTGCTTATCACGCTGGTGAAGGCAATGTCCAAAAGGGTAAAGGTATTGGTAAAAATAATAATCAATACTGGAAAGACTTTATGGGCTATGTGGCTGGTGCTAATGGATACAGTGCTGGTGATATCTCTTCCAAAGACTTTGACAAACTTCTTCAAGACACAACGAACTTAGCTAAAGAACAGGCAAAAATACGTCTTCAGCTAGAAAACGATGTTGCCAATGAAGTCACTAAGATTAGAAATGATCTTGCCAAGAAGCTGGAAGACGTTGATAAGGCTAACTTCACACCTGAACGTAAGGCTGAAATCACAGCACAGCTAAAAGCACGTGCCGATAATGATATTGCAATCGCTCAACAAGCGTTAAGAACCAAGTTGGATGACTATAAGCAATTCAACTTGACCGAAGAGCAGTTACTTAAGGAAAGTTTTGATCGTAAGAAATTTTCTGCGGCACACGACATTGAATTAAGTAAGTCACAACGTGATGAGGCAATTAAGTATCTTGATGAGCAATATCAACATGAGCTGGAATTAATCAACCTCACAAAGGCTGCACGCCAAGCGGCATATAATCAGGCTAATCTAAAAGCTTTGCAGGAACTAAAACAGCAAAGAGATCTTTTAGCTGCACCATTTGAACAGCGAGCAGGTCTTTCACTGCAATTTGGTGAAAGAAATGCATACGCTGAAAATGACAACAACCTGATTAATCAGCGAGATGAGCTAAAAATCCAACTTGAGCAAAAAGTGATAACAACACTTGAATACAACAAACGGATTGAAGATGCTGTTTTGCTTCACGAGCAAAACAAATACAAGATCCAGGAGGAGTACTCAGAAAAATATAGTGACTTGCAGTTCAACCAAAACCAAACGCAGCTAAATATGTATTCTTCCATGATCTCGGCTGCTCAAGGAACATGGGGAACCATGACTAGCATTATTAAGGATGCCCAAGGAGAGCAGTCAGGTGCGTATAAAGCAATGTACCTTATCCAACAAACCATGGCAGCAGCTCAGGCAGTCATCTATGGAAACCTAGCTTCCGCTGCCGCTCTTGCGCCACCACCTATCGGCTTAGGTCCAGTAGAAGGTATACCGCTATCTACTATGATGAAAACCACTGGATATGTTAATGCTGGTTTGATTATGGCTCAAGGTGTTGCCGGTATAACTGGTTTCTCAACTGGTGGATATACAGGCAACATGGGGCGTGGTGATGTTGCAGGTGTAGTTCATGGTCAGGAATATGTACTCAATGCCGCAGCTACCAAGCGAGTTGGTGTTGATACATTGAACGCCATTAACTCAGGTGGGAGTTTGGAGAGAACAGTTTCATCTTCTGGACAGCCTGTCACAATCCAAGTCTATGTAACTGATTCAGGTGTAAATACCAATGGTGCTAATACTCAGGATCAGAAGCAGCTTGGGCAAATGATCGGCAATGCTGTTAGAACGATTATCCGGCAAGAGCAGCGACAAGGCGGTTTATTATCAAAGTAACCCACTCGAATGAGTGGGTTTTTTAATGGGAGTACAAAAGTGAAAAAGTACATTATGACTTTTCTGCTTGCTTTATTGATTGCTGTAGTTTTCTACATAAGTGCAAATTTAATTGATTTTAATCTAATTGAATATGCAACGGGTTTCGTCTTTGGATTGTCATTCACCCTCATTTTTAAAAAACAATCTAAGAGTTCTAAAGCTGCAGAGCTACTAAACAAACATGTAAAAGAATGGGCAGTTCGTGAAAGTAGGCGGGCAGGTTTATTGGCTCCAGATCAAGATACGAAGGATCTAGAAAGTTGCAAAAAACGTTTTAAAGATAGTCCGGTAAGTATGAAAGTTGAGTGGTCAAAAAAAGATGAGTAATCGTAAATTCACATTTGAGTGTGACTTAGATGGGAATAGTAATACCCAACGTTTTAATACTTTGTCTTCTAAGTTCGGTGACGGTTATGAACAAAACATTGCTGTAGGTATCAATAACCGAGCTGGTGAATGGACTTATCAAAGAACGGCTTACAAAGCCGAAATTATGCAAATCAAAGCATTCTTCGATCAGCATAAAGGCGCTGAGTCGTTTCTATGGGATTCGCCATTAGACGGTGAGGTACGAGTTAAAACAGGTGAATATCAACCCCGTTGTCTAGGTGGTGATGTTTGGCAAATCTCAACGACATTCACCCAAGTCTTCTACCCTTAATTTAAACCCCTTTAAAGCCCCTTTTTAGGGGCTTTTTTATGCGAGTAAGAAAATGACGATTCAAACAGTAAATCTAGGTACGGCACCGACTGGCGCAGGCGGTGATACTTTCCGTTCAACTGGCGCAAAAGTAAATGAAAACTTCACAAATAATACCCATGCAGCTAGTCGTTATGTAGGTACTGCTGCTGGGAATGTGATGGAGGTAGGTGCTTTTGGGATTGGAAAGTCAATTCTATTAGGTAGTCAAAAATTATCAACATTGAGAGGAGGTGGTAATGCCTTTTATTGGCAAAATAATGGTAATAATATTTCAAGTGCTGGAGACTATCCAGACAACGATTCTCAGGCAATTATTAATTTAGATATTAACAATTCAACTGATGCTTGTGCACAATTAAGCATAACACATAACTCCGAAATGTATGTCAGGTCTATAAACTGGAATGTAAATACGTTTCAGCCGTGGCGTAAAATTTTGTCGTCAAAAAATACAACAGTGGATGCAAATGGTTTCATCAAGTCAGCATCTCCGATTGTTAAGCTATTTGCAGATAAAATTGAACCTAACGATGAAGCCGCTGAACAACCTCTTGCTTTTGAGAAGTTGGGTATTGGTCATTATTTAGTTAAAGGTTCTTCTGGATTCGCTAAAGAAGGCTGGTGGATTGAAATTCCTACAGACACTCATGGCAATAAGATTTGTGCAGTTGAATATCAGACATTGGAAAATGGTGATCTTGAAATTAAGACATTCAAGAAAAAGCTAAATGATGAGGGCGATATTGTTGCGAATTTAGATATGCCTATTGATATTCCAAACAACGTCAATGGTGAACCACGTTGGATTGATGTGCGACTGCATTCTGTGAGTAAACCAGTAGTTCACAAAGTACCTCGCATTGAAAAACAGCCTCGCATGGTTCAACAAGTAAAGTATGCACCACAACTAACATATATCACAAAGTATGAAGATCTATTTGATGATGCTGGTAATCCAGTTGTTGTTGGCGGTAAAAATTACCAAAAACCAGTAACTCACATTCAAACAGATCAAAACGGTACCCCAATCTTAACGAATCAACCAGTCATTAATGAAAATGGTGAGCCAGTTTTTGAATGGGTTCAAGCAGTTGATAGTGAAGGAAATCCTGTTTTTGATGATGTGCCAGTCTTAGACAAAGATGGAAATCCAATCTATGACGAGGTGACTTATGACCCTGAATAGTGATTTCCAGAAGCTGTATGTCGATGGATTAATCCATTTGTATGAACTAGATGCCAGCGGCTTAGGTGCTGGCATCTTGCGTTTTCACGGGCATATTTCTTTTCAAGACTGGGAGAAAATCTACTCTTCAATTGGTTCAAGTGGTCTGATCGGTGCCGACTCTGGCAGCATTGGCAAAGTTTTTGATGCTGGCGATCAAAAAGTATGGAACCGCAATATTATTTGGCAAGGACAAGTTTTTGAGCCGATGGCACTTGAAGTATCTGGTCTTGAAATGCGATCAGATGGTAAAGCTTCAGCACCCACTTTAAGCATGGCGAACAATATTAACGGCATTCAAAATGCTGTGTCTGCTTACTGTTTGCAGTTTAAAGACTTTGCTGGGGCTAAGCTTAAAGTCATTACGACACTTGCTAAATACTTAGATGCTGAAAACTTCACAGAAGGCAATCCAACTGCTTCCAATGAGTTTAAAGAGCAGCTTTGGTATATCGAGCAAAAAACATCTGAAAACGCCCAGCAAGTAACTTTTGAGCTTTCAAACCCAATCGATTTTGAAGGGTTGAAAATTCCTGTACGTCAAATTACATCATTATGCCATTGGTGCATGATGGGGAAGTATCGCGGCGAAGAGTGTGGTTACACAGGTGTAGCAATGTTCACCGATAAAGATGAGCCTACCAATGATCCAGCTTTAGATCGATGTGGTGGGCGCCTGCGGTCTTGCCGCTTGCGATTTGGTGAAAATAAACCGTTGCCGTTTGGTGGGTTCTCGGCTTCAAGCTTATTGTGAGGTTTTATGAAACTTACTGCAAAACATAAAAAAGCAATCATGGCACATGCTGATGAATGCTATCCACACGAGTGCTGTGGGGTGATTATTGATAAGCAATATATTCCTTGTCGCAATATTTCTAAAAACTCTGATCAATTCGAAATCCATCCAGAAGATTTAGCTATAGCAGAAGACCAGGGCGAGATATTAGCGTATGTGCATTCCCATCCAGATGGAACAACAAGAGCATCGGAACTCGATCTGATTCAGATTGAACTACATAAAAAGCCATGGGTAATTTGTTCATATCCGGATCTGGATTTTCAAATCTACGAGCCGTGTGATTATCGCGCCCCTTTAGTGGGGCGTAATTATTTTCATGGCTGGCAAGATTGCTATGCGCTTGTACGTGATTTTTATAGTCGTGAATTAGGTATAGAGCTTATGGATTTTAAGCGGGATGATGCATGGTGGGAAGATAAAGACCATCCATCACTTTACCTTGAAAATTACGAAAAAGCAGGTTTCTTTGAAGTTGATACACCGCAGTATGGCGATATGCTTGTTTGTCGTGTTGGGCGTACCGAGCATCCAAATCATGCAGTTATATGGTTGGGTAATAATGGGCAGCTTAAATCGGAACAAACTGAGCATTGCATCGGTTCAAGTTTAATCCTTCATCATCCGTATAACCGTAAATCTGTGCGGGAAATATATGGCCAACAGTGGAAAGATCGCACGGTAAAAATCTTGAGGCATAGAGATGTTAAAAACAATTAAGTTGTACGGCATCTTGGGGCAAAAGTTCGGTCGTGAATTTAAGCTCGATGTCGCAAATACGCGTGAAGCCATGCGTGCTTTATCAGTTCAGATCGCTGGCTTTGAGCATTTTATGTTGCATGCACATGAGCAGGGCCTACGCTTTGCCGTGTTTTTAAAAAGAAAGAACTCAAGTAATAAACGAGGCAAGAAACGCCCAGCCATTTACGATCATGAAACTAAGCGCCTAATCACTGGTGACAATATCGGTGAAGAGCAGCTAGACATGAATACTGAAGCAGACACTATTCATATCGTCCCGCGTGTAATGGGGGCTGGTGGCAATAATGGGATTTTGCAACTTGTACTTGGTGCGATTCTGATAGCTGCTTCATTTATACCAGGTATTGGTCAGGCTGCTCAGGTTGCATTGATAGGTGCAGGTGCTGGCATGGCTATGGGAGGGGTTGCATCAATGCTCATGCCAAAAATTGATAATACTCAAGACCAAAACCAAGATGGCAACCGTGCCAACAAAGGCTTTGGCGGTGCAGTAACTACAGTTGCACAAGGTAATCCTGTTCCAATTCTTTATGGTCAACGGGAAATCGGCGGCTTCATTATCAGTGCTGGTCAATATCCTGAAGATCAGATGTAAATTTTAATTATTTAACAGGCGCTTTCTAGCGCCTTTTTTATTGCGTGAGATTTCTTATGAATGCAGTAGTAGGCGCAAAAAAAGGCAGTAAAAAACAACGGCAACCTGTCATTTCACCAGATTCTGCTCAATCGAAAACCTTTATCAAGGTTCTATATGGTTTAGCTGAAGGCGAGATTGAAGGTTTAGCTAATGGGCTTCAGTCAATTTATTTAGAAGAAACTCCACTTCAGAATGCAGATGGAAGCCTTAACTTTGAAAATGTAAAAGTTGATTTTAGAAATGGTACTAATGATCAGGAATACATTGAAGGTTTTCCTGCAGTAGAAAATGAAACTGCTATCGATGTGGAGCTGAAGTCTGAAACACCGTGGGTCCGCGCTTTTAGTAATCTTGATCTTGACGCAGTTCGTCTGCGCTTAAAATGGGGACCTTTACGTACTCAGAACGCTACAAATGGTGACGTATCTGGCGTAACAATCGAATACGCAATTGATTTACAGATTGATGGTGGTGTCTGGACTGAAGTACTAAAAACCAAAATTTCAGATAAAACATCTGCAAATTATGAACGTGCTCATCGGATTGATTTGCCTCGTGCAGACTCTGGCTGGCTTGTTCGTGTTCGTAGACTTACACCCAATACAACTTCTGAATATATCAGCGACAAGATGTATATTGCAGCTGTAACAGAAGTGATCGATGCGAAATTACGCTATCCAAATACAGCATTATTGGGCCTTCAGTATGATGCTGAGACTTTTGGAAACGTAGCAAAAGTTGCTATGGATACAAAGGGTAGGCTCCTAAAAGTTCCTACTAATTACAATCCAGCAACACGGCAATATGTTGGAATGTGGGACGGTACTTTCAAAGAGGCATATTCCAATAATCCAGCTTGGATCTATTACGACATCTGTACAGTTGATCGCTATGCGCTGGGAGATCGTTTAACTCCGTTGATGATTGATAAGTGGTCCTTATATCGTTTAGCCCAATACTGTGATCAGATGGTACCAGATGGGTTAGGCGGTCAGGAACCACGCTTTACTTGTAATGTTTATCTTCAGAGCGCAGAAGGTGCCTTTGAAATTTTAACTAAGTTAGCTGGTGTATTTCGTGCCATCACATTTTGGGATGGCAATAGCATTATTTGTGATGCGGATATTCCCCAAGATACTTACTTTACATATACCCGTGCCAATGTCATTGATGGCAATTTTGAATACTCAGGAACCCGTGCGCGTGATCGCCATAATGTTGTAAAAATTGCGTGGGATAACCCAGCTAATCACTACAAAACCGAATATGAGTTTGTTCGTGATGAGAAAGCAATTGCTGAAGCGGGCCAAGTTCGTATTCTTGAGCTTGACGCATGGGGATGCACTTCGCGTGGGCAAGCGCAGCGAGCAGGCTGGTGGGCATTAAAGTCTGAGCAACTTGAAACACGTACAGTGTCTTTCAAAGTTGGGCTAGATGGCCATATTCCGCAACCGGGAAGAGTTATTGATATTGCAGATCCATTGTTTGCTGGTCGAGCAAACGGTGGACGTGTATCTAAAATATCAGCAGATCGTAAAAGCATTACGCTAGATCGTGACGACGTTGTGGCAGTTGCTGGTGACCGATTGATTATTAATGGCGAGGATGGCAAAGCTCAAACTCGAATTGTTCAATCGATCTCTGGTCGAGTGGTTACAGTTACTCATGAGTTTGATGCGATTGCAGCACAAAACGTCTGGGTGATTGATGCTCAAGACTTGGCAACAATGAAGTTTCGAGTGATTTCTATTACCCAAGATGAGCATCATCAATTTTCAGTGACTGCACTTCAATATAACCCAGCCAAATTTGATGCCATTGATAAGGGTGCTTATTTTGATGAGGTTCCGATTTCGATTGTGAACCCAACAATTCAGGATCCTGTAACTAATGTCGTTGTTACTAGTGAAAGCCGAGTTGATCAGGGCATCAATCTAGCAACAATGATTGTATCTTGGGCGCAGGCTAAGGGCGCGGTTAAATATCAAGTTGAGTGGCGTAAGGATGACGGCAGCTGGATTAAGCTTCCAATAACCGGCAATAACTCAGTCGAAGTACCAGGTATTTATGCGGGTCAATATCAAGCACGAGTAACAGCGATTTCAGCATTTGAGATAGCTTCTTTACCAGTTTATTCAACTTTGACTGAACTCTCTGGAAAGCAAGGTTTACCTCCAAAATTGGCATTTATCCAAGCGACAGGAATCTTATTCGGTATCAAACTTGATTGGGGCTTCCCTGCAACTGGCGCACTTGATACGGCTTATACCGAGATTCAAGTTTCACCAGATGGCACAAGTAACATTGCTCAATTAGGCTTATTCGCTTATCCAACAACGACTCATACGATTCAAGGCTTGCAGCCAAATCTGACGCAATTCTATCGTGGACGCTTGATTGACCGGATCGGAAATATTGGACCTTGGTCGGACTGGACCCATGCGACAACTTCTGCCGATGCTACAGATGTTCTTGAGCTCTTAAATGATCAAATCAGTGAAACTCAACTTAGTCAGGATTTAAAAACTAAGATTGATCAAATTGAGACTATTGATGTTCAGATTCCTGAGATTAAGCAGGACATCAAGAATACCAAAGACCAAATTTCGCAAGAAGTTAAAGACCGTAAAGACTCTGTTCAGCAGGCTGTAGATCAAGCAAACAATAACCTTACGTTAGAACGCGATGCGCGAATCAAAGATATTGATTCAACAAATCAGTTGATAGCTCAGGAAGTTCAAGACAGGATTAATGCTGATTTTTCAGAACAAAAGGCACGTGAAGCTGCAATTCTTGCAGAAGCAAAGTTGCGTGATACGGCTATTACTTCTGAAAAAGAAGAGCGTATTGAAGGTGATGAACATCTCTCTCAGAGAATTGAAGCGGTTAGTGCTAGTTCTTCAGATAATGCAGCCGCAATTCAACGTGAGGAAAAGGCAAGAACTGATGCTGATAGTGCATTGGGTCAAAGAATTGATACTGTGGTTGCACAAGCTGGCGATAATGCAGCAGCAATACAACAGGAAGCAATAGCCCGTGCTGATGCTGACTCTGCAAATGCATTATTAATTGAAACAGTGAGAGCTGAGTCAGTTGAAAATGATGTTCAAACTCGCGCACTAGTTACAAATGAAAGTAATGCGCGAATTGATGCAGATAAAGCATTAGCTGAACGCGTAACAGGGGTTGAGGTCGTTACTAAACCTGCTTTAATTGGCTCAGAATCTGATTTAATCGGAAATGATGCTGGCTATGCAGGTGTCTGGTCGATTTTATCTGCTGTTCAAGAAGGAGATTTATTACAGGCAAAACGTACAGATCAAGTTATTGTTTCTGTAAATGATAATGCAGCAAGTATCAATTCAGAGCAAATTGCGCGCATTGAAGGCGACAAGATTGTTACAAAAGCGTTGACTGATTATCGGGCGAGTAATGATCTAGCTCTTGCGAATGTTCGGCAAACTGCTGAATCTGCTGTGTCTAATTCAGAAAGCAATGCTAAGGCATTAACTGAATTAGATAGCAGAGTGAAAATTGTTGATGCAAATGCTAATGAAGCTAAACAAAATGCAGCTTCTGCAATTAGTAAGGCAGAAACGGCTGTTTCTGAGGCAGGATCAGCAGCATCAATTGCTCAGCAAGCCCACGCGGAAGCATCGACAGCGACAACTACTGCAAATAATGCAGCAGATAATGCGAATGAAGCTAAACAAACATCGGCAACAGCTTTATCAAAAGCTAATGTTGCGGCAGGTCAATCTGCTGCAAATGCAGAGCAAATTCAATCTATTCAGGTTGATTTAAAAGATAAAGCAAGTACAGGTGATATTGTTCAAGTTAAGTCTGACATTAAAGATGTTGATAACAAGATTACAGCTCAAACAATCAGACTTGATGGGGTATATGCCCAAATTAACCCGCCTCTGATCGGTTCTGATTCTGATTTGATTGGTAATGATGGAGGTTATGCAGGGGTTTGGTCTGAACAATCAGCAAGAATTGAAGGTGATCTTGTTGTAAGTAAGCGTGTTGATTCAACTAATGCTGTACTAGGTGATTTACAAGCTTATACCCAGCAAGAAGTTCAATCACGTATTGAAGGCGATAAAATTACAGTCCAAAAGATTGATAACTATATTGCTAGCAATGACAACGCTCTTGCCATAGTTCGTGATACTGCAAAAATTGGTGTCGATCAATCTTCAGCAAATATTGAAGCTATCAAGAACATCAATATCGAGTTGAAAGACAAAGCCACTACTGGTGACATTACTCAAGTTAAGTCGGATATTAAGGAGGTTGATAAAAAGGTTACTGCTCAAACAACGCGAATTGATGGAGTTTATGCACAGATTAACCCACCGCTAATTGGTTCTGATACTGACTTGATCGGTAATGATGGAGGTTATGCAGGCGTATGGTCAGAGCAATCTGCTCGTATCGAAGGTGATTTGGCTCAATCCAAACGCACAGATCAAGTGTCTGCACAATTGAATGACAGCAATGCTTTGTTTCAGCAACAAATCAATGCGAATGCTAGTGCTATTTCTTCAACGATAAAAGTAACGGAAACGTTGCAAACTAAAGTCGGTGAGAATAGTGCGTCTATTCAAAATGTCACTGAAAGTGTGGATGGTATCTATGCTCAGCAGTTTACTAAGTTCGATGTAAATGGCCATGTTTCTGGTCATGGATCAATGAATGATGGTACGACTTCTACTTTCATTTTTAACTATGATTGCATCCAATTTGGCACACCTGTGGGTATTGACGGTATAGAGCCAAAGCCATTAATGACACTGCAAAATAAGCCAGTGACTTTGCCAAATGGCACTGTTATTCCGCGTGGTTTGTATGTCGATAATGGTAGTTTTGGATATATCAATGCCAATCGGATCTGGGCAGAAAACTTAAGTGTTATTAGTGCGGACTTGGGAACAATTAAAGTCAAAACTGCGAATATTGAAGATGGCGCAATTGATACTCTAAAGATCAAGGATGAGGCTGTAACTGTACCGATAGGAGTTAAAGCAATTGATATCAAAACTATCAATAGTTTTTCAGGAGGATCAACTGGTGGGTTGCCTAATAATGATTTTAATAACCACCTATCAGCGTGGGAAAATCATATAGGTACACTTTTACAAGTAACTTTAAATAGAAGTGGTGGAAAAGTTAGAATTGATGCTTCAGTAAATATATGTACGCCTACTTTTGGTGCTTTTAGTGTAAGTGACGGACGAGGTAATCCTATTGCAGCAAATGATAGAGCAATGGCTTCTTTTTATATTTCTATATATAGGAATGGGGCTTTAATAGGCAGGGGTTCACTAGGCGCAAACCTTGAGACAGGAAATATTAATGTCAATTTTAATGGTACTGCAGTTATCGTCTCTGCTATTGATGATGTTAGTACAGTGGGCAATGTTACATATACACTTAGAGCAGGTTTTGCTCGACAGGAGGGTGTTAATATCCCCTTAAATATCAGTTCCAACAATACCTTTATAATCACTTCAAGAACATTAAGTGTTATTGAAATGAAGAAATAACAGCACCCAATTGGGTGCTTTTTTATTGCCTAAACGAAAGGGGGAAGGCATGACTGAAAATGAATCATACGGGTTGAGATTTGAAAAGAAAATCGACTCCATTCAGAGTGATATTCGCATGTTGTCAGATCATGTTACTCGACTGACTTTTATTAATGAAGCGCACAAAGAGACTAGCGAACAGAACAAAAAGGATATCGATACATTGGATATCAAAGTCGCCAATTTAGAAAACCGCACAGCAGCGCAAGATGGTGGAATTTCTGTGCTGCGTGTATTGCTGGGAATATTTGCAGGCATCGTATTTTCATTGTGTGCGTGGGTTGGATCTTCAATTATTCAATTAAGCCAAGACCAGTCTTTAATTAAAGAGAAAGTATCACGATTGGAGGAAGCAAAAAGATGAACAGTGAAAATACTCGAGCATATCTAGCTTTCGCATTGGTGGGATTAATGTTTGTTTTAGTGATTGCTTTATTTTTTGTGGATATGCCCCGAGAAAATAGCAATCTGATTAATACAGCATTGGGCTTCATTGCAGGGGCTATGACAACTGCATGTGGCTTTTATTTTGGTAGCTCTGAATTAGAGAAAAAGAAAGGTGAATCCAATGACAACTAAACCATTCTTCGACGCCGCCCGTGTCATTGCAGGTGGTAAACTAACGCAAGCACAAGTAGATGATTTAAATAAAGTGGTCGAAAAACTTGCACCAAGTGGGAAAACGACAAGTGATGTTGGAGTGGAACTAATTTCAGGCTTCGAAGATACGCGCTTTAAAGCTTATGATGATGGTGTGGGTATCTGGACTATTGGAACTGGCACTACAGTTTATCCAAATGGTGTGAAGGTTAAGCAAGGTGATACTTGCACACCTGAACAAGCTAAAGCTTACTTTAAACACGACTTGGCCAAATTTGAAAAAACAGTAAATGAATCTGTGACAGTGCCCCTAAATCAAAATCAGTTTGATGCTTTGGTTTCTCTGACTTACAACATTGGCGCAGGTGCTTTAAAGAATTCAACTTTGCTCAAGTTGCTTAATAAAGGCGACTACAAAGGCGCTGCCGATCAATTCCTTGTATGGAACAAAGCAGGTGGCAAGGTTATGAAGGGCCTAGTTCGTCGCCGAGAAGCAGAACGAGCACTCTTTTTAAAGAAGTAACTTATATGTGCAAACGTACCAAAGTTGCATCGATCATCACATTGCTGTGCTTAATCTTCTCAGGTTGCACAGCTCACACTATTAATAGTAATGTGAATGTCTCGATTTGTGTAAGAGCTTTGTGATGTCGCAAGTCATGATCATGGTTTCGGAAGCGGGCAGAATGGAGAATATTTGCAATCTACCCGCTGATTTAGATAAGAACGGGAATGTTCTTAAAATCTACGACTACTCATTAAAAGAGTTGCCGATTAATTTGGATGGAACTGTCACTTACAACGGCAAAAGATGGACCTTTGATAAGAAGCAAAATTACCTCTAAACCTGTGGATAAATAGCGCATTACGCCAAATATACGCCAAAATATAGTTAAGTAGTTGATTTAATATAATGAATTGGTGCGCCCGGCGGGGATCGAACCCACGACCCCAGGCTTCGGAAACCTGTACTCTATCCAACTGAGCTACGAGCGCACATGTGTGGGGCACATCATAGGAAAAAAACACCGGTAGGTAAAGCACGAAATACGTACCAAGTGAGTTTAATGCTTAATTAAACAGCAGCTTGTTCTATTTTAGATGCGTTGCTGAATAAGCTGAATTGAATAATTAATAGAATGGAGCGTATGTGCTAGCTCATGAGGAGGAATGCGTGATTCCTGCAAACTGGTAATCCATTGCATTTGGCACATTTTAAGTTCTTGAAGTGTTTTTATTTGCTCTATTTTTTGAATAAGTGGCTTTGCCATAAGGCCACAGTATTGGCTTAAGCTTTGTTTCATTAATAGTTGTATTTCTTCAAAAGATAGCTGTTGAACTGGAATGCGTGGTTGGTTATTTTCAATATTTGAAGAAGGCGCAGAAGTTGATTGAGGAACCTGAATTTCTCCAACTAAATCATTACTTTTATTCTCATCAACATTTTTTTGATGTATTTCTTTAGTTGTTATAGATGACTCTTGGGGAGATATTTGTTCAGGTAACTCTGAATAATTTTCATTAGAAGGTGCAATTAGTTTTAAGTCAATGAGCTGTTGTATCATTTCTGGTGGGGCGATCCGCTTTTTAAACTCAGTATCGAGACTTTGAAAATCTTCATGGTCTATTAATAGAAGTAAACGTCTTTGTTTTGCATTTAACGTAATATTACGTTGTTGAAGCGCAACTCTTCCCAAATTGGTTCGATAAAAACCAGACAT